CTTCGGAAATTCTCCGGGGGTGATAATTGCCAAAACAATACCACTTTCCCGGGCTGCCCTGCGCCTTTTCAATCGAAACGGCCTGATTTTCGACAAGGTCTTTTATGGCTGTTTCTCCTTTCATTGGGTATGCAACTCCCTTTCGTCATACCCGAGCTTTTTCATGACGGGTACCTCCTTATCTCACATGTCACCACCGCCCACCTTGCAAGGTCGGGCCGTTTCTACTGAGGAGGCGCAAGCAATCTTATTTTTTGAATGGAGGTTTTTTCGTGTACGGAGCTAAGAAGAAGCCTCTCGAGCGAAAGGCGGACCTGCCGCCAATGATTCCTCCTCGAACTGAGGAAGAAGCAGAAAAGCGAGGCATCGGGCTGGCCATGAATTTGGCTTTGCAACAGCTTCGCGATGGGACGGCTTCGTCACAAGTAATCACTCATTTTTTAAAGCTTGGCTCTATCCGTGAACAAGCGGAACTTGAGAAGACGAGAGAAGAGATCAAGCTTCTTAAAGAGAAACAAAAGGCATTGGTGTCTGAAGAAGAACAGAACAAGAAGTACCAGGAGGTCATCGATGCTATTACTTCTTATGCCGGTAAGGACAGCGACTGGGAAGTTGTTGAAGAATGAACGATATTCTTAGGACTTACACAAGGCTATGCGATTTTTCTACTCTGGAAGATCGCTTTGAATATTTGCGTCTTGACGGCGCTGTCGGCGAAGAGCTGTTCGGTTACGCAAGGTATTTGAACCAGGAGTTCTACCACAGTGCGGAATGGCGAGACGTTAAGCAGCGTGTCGTGATTCGGGACCAAGGTTATGATCTCGGTGTTCCTGGATGGAAGATTGTCGGTAACATTTATGTTCACCACATGAACCCAATCACGCTCGAGCAGTTGCTGAACAACGATCCGGCGATGCTTGATCCAGAGCTTCTGATCAGCTGCTCTTACAATACGCACCAGGCTATTACGTGGGGTAATAAAGCTTTACTGCCGAAACCGATTGTGGTTCGACGGCCCGGCGACACTTGCCCATGGGAATCCATAAGACGAATAGGAAGGAGGAATGGACTTGAACAGGTCGATTCTCGTTGATGTCAGACTTGCATGCAATGTACCCGAGGACGATTCGAGCTTTGACGGCCAATTGATTCCTCTGATTAATTCGCAGCTTATGATCGCCCATCAGTTCGGTGTTGGGCATAACGGATTTAATATTACCGGCGACAGCGAAACCTGGCAGGATCTTCTTGGTGACGAAGGCGGAATGCTATCGGCCATGAAGACCTGGCTGGGTTACAGCGTGTTGCTTATGTTTGACCCACCGGACAATGGCACGGTGCTCAAATCCTATCAGGATCAGATTACAAAGCTGGAATGGATGCTGTGCTCCAAGAGTATGCTTGAGGGCCATGTCAAGACTTATGTTCCTGAGCATGCTGATCTGTACACGGATCCTTATGCGGATCTTGTGGCAGACAAAGAAGACGATTGATTCTTCCCTTCTTTCGTGGTATATTTGTGCCTGGATAGAAAGGGAGGTGCAACATGAATAAAAGTGTATGCAGTCAATGCGGAGCGCCCGTTATGTCGGATAGCAAATTCTGTTCACATTGTGGGGCTAAGATCAATGACGGAGTGGAACGCAAAGAGATTGTTATCGACAATAAAGCCGAAGTGATGCGCGCTGGCTACGAGACCAAAGAAAGTGATGTTCGCCAAAAGAAAGAAAAGATATAACTTGTGAAGTTCAAAGCAACCTGGATTCTTATTGGTGTACTTTTTTTAATTAGCGTTGTCGTATTCATTTGGAGCTTGGTCAGACTAAACAACAAAGAAACTGGATCGGGCTTAGTGCTCTTTTGCGGCATGTGGGGTATAGCAATCTGCGTTATTCTTACAATTAAGAATCTATTCCGCAAGTAATTTTATAGTTTTATTCGGAGCTACCGCAACGGTGGCTCTATTTTTTTATGCAAAGAACGGAGATGGTAACATGGCCACTATTGCATTTGACGGGTGGGAAACCCAATTCTATGGAGGCTACCTGCCTGATGGGTATGGCGGCCAGGACTATCTTATGCATTTTCGCACAAAGGGTTCCAAGAACGGCGTTCGGCGGTACCAGAACCCTGACGGAACCTGGACACCTCTCGGGCTCAAGGAGCGAGCGGAGCGTGAAGGCTGGGGCGAAAGAAGAGCTGCCCGGAAGGAAGCAAGACGTGCTGCGAAGGCCGAACGGAGAGCTGCCAAAGCCGCTGTGAGAAGCGAGAACTTGGCCCGTGCAAGGCAGTACAAAGCCGAGCAGGCCGAAGCGCGGCGCAAACGTAATCCGAAGAATCTTACCGATGAGGAGCTTCGGACCGGTATTGAGCGGCTAAAGATGGAGCAGGAGTACCGGGAGCTAAAACGGAGTCCTATGCTTAAAACAGCAGAGAGTTTAGTCAAATCATATTTCGACTCCAAAGCGCGAAAGGAAGAAGCTATCAACCAGCGGGCTCGCCTTGTAACACAAGAGAAGCAAGCTCAAGCACAGCTAATAAAGGCCAAGGCTGAACTTAAAAACGCTGGTACTAATCGGATCGATGCTCTTACCGGAACGAACCGAAAGAAAGCCAGCGCAGAACAGCTTAAGGCCAAAACCGAACGTAGCAAGAGCACGATCCGCGGAGCGATTTCGGCGTCAATCGGCAATATTATACGTAAAGAAGGCAACAATATTGTTAGAGAGTGGGGCGACACTCCTATCTCTAAACGGCCTGGCAAACGCGTACGTAATATAATTGGCCGTGGGCGCAGAGCTGTAACTAACATGCTTAATGAGCATCGTTATGGTAAGAGTGGCAGCAATGGAGAAGGGCCACTTCTTAACTATTAACGAACGAAAGGGGGCAGCTCATTGCTTAGTAACACAGCTACACCTAAGTATTATGCTGCCTTCCGGGAGAAGGTGGAGAACGGCGAGTTGCCGGTAAACTACAAGATCCTTCAGCAGATGGATCGAATCGAGAAGAAGATCGCTAATCCGATGTACTACTACGATCCGGCCCCTGTTGAAGGATTTATTCGTTTCTGCGAAAAGGAACTTGTGTTGACTGACGGCAGTCCGATGACGGTTCTGGATAGCTTCAAGGTTTTCGCGGAGGATCTTTATGGATGGTTCTACTACGAGACACGGAGCTTCTATGAGCCTTACACGGACCGGCCGGGTGGGCATTATGTACTGAAGAGAAGGAAGCGGAGGCTGACTAATAAGCAGGCCATCATTATGGGCCGTGGCGGAGCAAAGACGGTTTACGCCAGCAGCGTGCAGGCTTATGGGCTTGTTGTAGATCCGGAGACAACCGACCAATTTGCAGTGGCCTACACTATGGATCAGGCGGAGGAAACTCTGGGTCCGATCAAAACGGCAATCCTCAAACATCCGGGTCCCCTATTCAGCTTCATGACCGAAGGCAGCATTCAAAACACGACCGGCAACCGGGCGAACCGTCCGAAGCTGTTCAGTTCAAAACGAGGTATCGAGAATACTATGACCGGCAGCCTGTTGGAAACCCGGCCCTGCTCCATCGACAAGTTGCAGGGATACCGGACCAAGTACAATTCGTTTGACGAATGGCGAAGCACTGATGTTCGCGAGAACCCTATTGTGGCTATCGAAGCGGGCGCAGCCAAGACCGGCGACTATATTATTCTGCTGGTCAGCTCGGAAGGAACGGTCCGTAATCGGATTGGCGACACCATTGGCGAGGAACTGGAGCGGATTCTGAAGGGTGATCCGTCCAATCCGGACAGGCTGGTGGCTCCGAACTGGAGCATCTGGTGGTTCAGGCTGGACAACGAGAAGGAAATCGGCATGCCGGAGATGTGGATCAAAGCAAATCCGAATCTTGGGCAGACAGTCAGCTATGACACCTATGCACAGGACGTGGAGACGGCAGAGCTGAACCCGGCCCAACGGAACGAGATTATCGCAAAGCGGTTCGGCATTCCTCTGGAAGGAACGACTTATTACTTCACATACGAAGAAACGCTGCCGCATCCGAAGGAAAGCTACTGGCAGATGCCGTGTGCTCTTGGAGCCGACCTTTCGCAGGGCGATGACTTCTGCGCGTTCACGTTCATGTTCCCGCTGAAGGACGGAAGCTTCGGTATTAAGTGCCGGGCTTATATTTCCGAGCGGACACAGATGAAGATCAGCGGCGGTATGCGAGACGCATATAACGAATTCGTTGATGAGGGAACACTGATCGTTATGCCAGGAAGCGTGCTGGACATGATCCAGGTTTACGAGGATCTGATGCAGCATATTTCCGACTGCCAGTATGACGTGCTCTGCCTCGGGTATGACCCATACAATGCAGAGGAGTTTGTGCAGCGCTGGATTAGCGAGAATGGCAATTTCGGCAATGTCATTAAAGTGCGTCAGGGTAAGCGGACAGAAAGCGTGCCACTTGGCGAGCTTAAGCAGCTGGCCGAGGATCGGATGCTGCTGTTCGATGAAGATCTGATGGTGTTCGCTATGGGCAATGCCATGGTCGAGCGCGATGTTAACAACAACAAAATGTTATGCAAACGTCGGAATGACGAAAAGATCGACCCTGTCAGTGCGATGATGGACGCCTATGTTGCCTACAAAGCCTGCCAGGATTCTTTCTAATATTTTCTCCGATTACTGATCGGGCTGGAGGTGCTCTGCATGAGCAACACATTTGATAATTGGTACGGAGATGGCGAGTACCTAAAGCATTATGGAATTTTTGGAATGAAGTGGGGTGTTCGTCGATACCAAAATCGTGACGGCACACTTACAGAAGCTGGAAAGAAACGATATGGTGACGAAGACCATAAAAGACTTGTCAAAAATTACGAAGAACGTGTGCAAAAAGCATTGTAACCGTTTTACAAAGCATTAGGGTCTTCGCCAAGAACAACTCAGGATGCACTCGATGCTCTTGATTCCGATAAAAGATACATCGCCTTGCGCAAAGCAGTAGGACGTGTGGTGGATAAAAACGAGAGAAAGTTGCACGAGGCTGTAGCCAATTCAATTGCTGCAGATAAGGCTATGCGAAAAATGTATCTATCGCCTGTTAAACGTCGAGACAACGAGCGAATAGCTCGCGAAGCGGACATCTCCGCCGCTAAGGAAAATGCAGAGTATATAGAACGGCTTTGCGAGTATGCCAACACCTATGTTAATCAGCACTTCAGTAAAGAAGAAAGAAAAATCGCGAGAGCATATATTTACCATAACTATATGGCAGGGTAGCATTATAAAGCAGGAGGATTTTCAAGATGCAAAACACATTTGACAACTGGCATGGCACAGGCCAGGATTTGGAGCATAGCGGCATACCGGGTATGAAGTGGGGTGTACGGCGGTACCAGAATCGTGATGGATCACTTACTGCCCTTGGCAAGGCGCGTTATGGAGCAGAAGGAACCGGAGCGAAAGCCCGTAAGATGCAGAGAGACTTCAACAATCTTGATCAGGGCTTTGCCCGGCAAAATGCAGAACGTGAGCAAGCATATGGAGATATGCGGAAATACGCAACGAGGGCTGCAAAACGGGCTTTGAAAAAAGGTTATGACACAGAAGAAAAAGGAATGGCCGATAGGCGAGTGGCCCGGAATATGGCTAAAGCAGAAAAAGCCAGCAAGGTATTTAAGGAGACTGAAGCTCGTATGAAGGAAATTGCGTCTTTACAAATGCGTATTATTGGTCACGCTGCTAAGAAAGGATATACTGTGACATCTAAACCAGTTATGCGAATGGCAAACACTGGCCGGCAATTGGTGAAAGCGCATTTGTTTAATGCTTTTGTCGTTGGTGGAGCTATAGGCGGAGCCATTTCCGGTGCTGCCTTAGGGGCTACAGCAACAAAGACCCTTGGCTCAAAAGTAAAGATCCGGGAGAAAGGCGACGGTTCAGTGTCGCTTGTTAACTATTCCGGCATGAAGCGTAATCAGAACGGCAATCCTAATTATAAGCAGCGCGACAAGAGGCGAAATAACGGATAAGGGCGAGGTAACTGCCTATGAATGTATTTGAACGATTTCGGGAGGCCTGGACGGTGTTTCGGGGACGAGACCATCCGGGGCATGTGACTCAGTTTAAGGGGTGGGACTCCCCTATCGTCGGCAGCTGGTATAGCGGACCTACGACCGCTGACCGGCCTGACCGGATGAGGCTGAAGAGCGGAAATGAACGGACGCTGGTGAATTCGGTGTACAACCGGATTGCGCTGGACGTGGCTCAGGTGGAGATCCATCACGCAAAGGTGGACGGAAACGAGTTCTTTCAGGAAGCGATCCCAGGCGAGCTGGAGGATATTTTCACGGTAGAGGCCAACATCGACCAGACCGGCATGGCTTACATGGTTGACCTGGTGATGAGCCTGTTTGACGAAGGGGTTATTGCAGAGGTTCCGATCGACTTTGATACAGATGATCCGCACCGGCTGAAGGATCTTGCCGGATCCACCCCTACCGGATTCACGCAGATGCGCATAGCTAAAGTTGTGGAATGGAAACCGCGGGAAGTTACGGTGGAATGCTATGACGAGCGGACCGGACAGAAGCAGCGCATTCCCATGGGTAAGCGGGAGATCTGTATTATCGAGAATCCGTTCTACAGCGTGATGAATGAGAAGAACAGCATCTTCCAGCGGCTGGTCCGGAAGATGACGGTTCTTGATGCCGTGGATCAAAACTTCAGCAGTGATAAGCTGAACATGATCATGCAGCTGCCTTATATTGTCCGGACGGACGTAAAGCGGGCAGAGGCGAACGCCCGGCTGAAAGAACTGGAGCAGCAGCTGAAAGACAGTCCTCATGGGATTGCCTGGGCCGACGGTACAGAGAAGATTATTCAACTGAACCGACCAGTCGAGAACAATCTGCAGAGCCAGGTTGAATGGCTGACGAATCTGTTCTTCAGTCAGCTTGGCATTACGCAGGAAATTCTTAACGGCACGGCCGACGAGAAGACCATGGCGAATTACATGGACCGTTGCGTCGGCGTTGTGCTGGAAGCCATCTGTGCGGAACGGAAGCGGAAGCTTCTGACGGCCGAGCAGCGGCAAAACGGAGA